GCTCGCCGTGGAGATCAAGGACGCCTCGTTCCGCATGTTCCGCGCGGACAACGCGGAGGAGATCCGCGTCGCTCACGGCGTCCCCGGGCGCCTGATCGGCCTCGCCGAGAAGGGCGGCCTCGGCGGCGCCGGCGAGGGCGAGACGCAGCAGGAGATCTTCAAGTACCACGTCATCGAGCCCAAGCAGACTCGCCTCGAGTACCGCATCAACAACTTTTTGGTGAAGCGCGGCTTCGGCATCGAGGACTGGGAGCTGCGCTTCAAGGAGATCGACGTCACCGACGAGGCGAAGGTGGCGGAGATCATCCAGAAGCTCGTCAAGCTTGGTGTGCTCACGATCAACGAGGGTCGCAGGGAGATGGGCCAAAAGCCGCTCGAGCACCCGGGCGCGGACGTGCCCTTCATGATGACCGCGATGGGGCCGCTCTCACTCGACACGCTCGCCCAGGGCGGGGTGCGGCCGCCCATGATGCCCGCCGATACGGGGAAGGCCCTCATCGATTCGCTCCTCACCCTTCAGGACGTGATCCGCGAGGAGATCCGCAAGCGGGACAACGGGGATGCCGTGACGGCCCTCGCGGACGCGGAGGGGAACGGGCGATGGTGACCGGCCTTGCGGCGCTGACGACCGCCCAGCTGCGCGAGGTCGACGGCCTCATCGCCGAGGTCGTCGGCGACCTGCGCCTCCAGAAGGGACCGGAGGACGACGTCGCGCGCTTCCAGCGCCTCTACGAGAAGGCGCTCCGCGCGGTCCTCGACGGGCGGATCGAGACCGTCGAGTCCCTCGACTTCGAGCGCGAACTACGTGCCGTTCTCGATGAGGCCGAGCGAATCCTCGGGCCGGAACTCGCGGGGGAACTCGAGCCCGCGACGCGCCGGTACCTCGAACGCGCCTTCAAGGCCGGCCAGGCGGTGCGCGGCGTGGGACGCTCCGTCCAGACGCTCTTCGACAAGCCACGGCAGGAGGCGGTGGACTGGCTCGTCCGGCACGACCGCTTCTGGATCGGGAAGGTCTTTCCCGAGCAGGTCCGCGACAGCTTCCGCGACGCCATCGTCCAGGGACTGGACGAGGGCCTCGGGCGCAAGGCCATCGGCAAGCGCCTGCGGGACCTCATGGTCGGGACCGAGGAGGTCCCCGGGAAGGTGGAACTCTACAACCGCGTGGCGGCGGCGAGCGTCAACCGCGCCAGCAACTGGGGCGGGATGTTCTCGCTCGAGGAGGCCGGGTTCGAGGAGTACGTCTTCCGGGCGGTGATGGACGAGCGCACTTCGCGCATCTGCCGGGAACTCAACGGCCGCGTCTTCTCCGTCCCTTGCGTGATGAACGTCGTCCGGCAGGCGCTGGAGGGTCCCCCGAGCGCCATCGAGAGCATCGCGCCGTGGCCCACCTTCGACGCGGACCGAAACGACTTCTTCATCCAGACCGGCGACCGCCGCGCCTACCTGGGAGGCCAGTCCGAGGAGTGGCTCGCGGATCACGGGGTGGCGCTCCCGCCCCTCCACGGCAACTGCCGCTCCGTGATCGTGCTTCGGAGGTGAGGGCGTGGAGATCGAGAAGCTCGACAAGGACCGCGACATGCGGGAGATGCCTCCCGAGGCGCTCTGGTACGACGACGCGATCCTCCACTACCGGTACCACCGCCTCAAGGCCGGGAAGGAGCAGTATGAGGGCTGGTCCGCCGAGGAGTTCGTGAACCTCCACGCGCGGATCGTGCGCGAGCTCCGCCGCCGGGGCCTTGCTCACCTCGACCGCGACGACGAGCTCGACCGGGACACAAAGCCGTTCCTCAAGGAGTTCGCCGAGGTGCGGCCCTCCGGGAACCGGATGGGCGAGCTGGTCGCGCTGGGCGACGTTCTCCCACACCTTAAGAGCTTCAAGCTCCGGCAGCCCTACGCCTACCTGGTCGGGGGGCTCGCGATCCACGGCCGCACCGAGGGGGACGTCGACATCCTAATCAAGGACTCGCCGGCGCTGCCGCCCGAGTTCCGGCACGTCCTCGAATGGCGCATTCTGCGCAGCCTCCCCGAGAATCTCTGGCAGCGGGTCCAGTTCCACTACGACCACTTCCACGGCCCCTTCACGGACAACGTCCCGCTCTTCGATCTCACCGTCGAGCGCGTGAACCCGGAGAACCGCGTCTTCCGCATGGACGCCGGAGCGCAGGACCTCGCCAAGGGCAAGCCCCACGAGGATCTCCTGGCCTTCCTCGCCTGGGCCGAGACCCGCGAGAAGCAGGTGCCCCGGGCCGGAACGCCCGAGATCGCCCGCCAGGCGGAGGCCTCTCGCGCCGAGGACCGCGTCGCCCTCCTCCGATTCTTTGTCCCCATGAAGCCCACCAAGGGGGCCTTTCCCGAACAGAGGCAGTCTATCCAGGCGTTCCTGGGGCTGTTCTCGGAGGAGGACTTCCCGATCCACTCGACGAAGAAGTACGACGGCGCGAACTACGAGATCCACAAATCGGGCGGTCGGGTGGCGCTCCTCTCCGAGGACGGCGAGGAGAACACCGCGCGGTTCCCTGGGATCGCGGCGGCCGTCCGGGAACTGCCTTGGAAGGACCTGGTGATGCTGGCCGAGATCGAGATGTGGGAGGACGGGAAGCACCTGCCGCGCGAGGCGGTGACGGGGTACGTCCACACCAAGGGCGAGCCGGACGATGCCGCGCTCGTCGCCAACGTGTACGACGTGGTCTACGCCTCGGGCGGGCCCGAGACGCCGGGCCTCGACGTGAACGCGGGCGACATCCACCTCCGGCCCTTCGCGGAGCGCGAGAGATACCTCGGGGCGCTCGGCATCGACCAGGCGACGTTCGAGGTTCCCGATCCCGAGAGGAAGCTCAACCGCGCGCCGTCCCTGATTTCCCGCAACATCGAGGAACTTCGCGCCCACACGGAGGAGCTGGCGGCCAAGCCCGGCTCCGAGGGGAACGTCGCCAAGCGGGCGAACGGCGTCTACTCGCTCACCGGGCGGGAGCCGTCGCAGATCAAGTTCCACAACTCGGCCGTGCTGGCCGGGATCGTCCTCGAGCGGATCGAGACCAAGGTCAAGGGCACCTACAACTATCGCTACGCGGTCCTCCCGGGCGACGACGAGATCCACGTCGAGAGCGCGGTCCAGCTCGGCGGCACGGCTTACCTCGAGGTCGGGAAGACCTTCAGCACGGCGCGCAAGGCCGAGCCCGGCCAGGTCATCGAGGTCGAGTTCGAGACGCTGAACCTCATCCGCTACCCGGACGGCACGGTCTCGCTCTCCGCCTGGGCCCCGCGCGTGATGGGAGTCCTCGAGGACCGCAAGGACCCCGACACCGTGGACGCGGCGGTCGAGGCGGCCGAGAAGGGACGGGTCTTCCAGGAGAAGGAGATCACGCCCGAGGGCGAGACGGTCTACCTCGCGGCCGATGGGGCGGGCGACGACCCGTTCGAGAAAGCCAACTACGTCGGCAACAAGCGCCGCCTGGCCAAGTACATCGTCGGGAAGTTCCCCGAGGACGGGAGGACCGCCTTCGACCCGATGTGCGGCTGCTCGGCGGTCCTCATCGAGGCCGCTCGGCGCGGCTACCGCATCAAGGGGAACGACCTCTCCATCGTGCCCTACTGGTACTCGAAGGGCGTCTTCGAGGGGAAGCCGCTCTCCGAGGAGGACATCCAGAAGCTGTTGGAGGCGCCGCTCCACGAGGGATGGCTCACCCGAGAGTGGGAGGGAGTCTACCCGCGGCCCCGGCCGATCCGCCGGTATCTGGACGGCCTGGCCAAGCGCGCGCGGGAGTGGTCCGGCCCCAAGGGCTGGGCGGCCAAGGCGGTCGCGAGCCGCGTGCTCCAGACCCTCTACTCCGACTCGATCTCCGGCTACTCGACGCGGCGCTACGAGTCGCTCGCCAAGGTGCGCGACGTCGTCCGGCGCGCCGCCAAGGAGGTGAACGGCTACGCCGCCGAGGTCTCGGGCCAAGGGGAGATCACCAACGAGAACGCCAAGCACATGCGCTTTCCCCGCGCGGACGTCGTCTACTTCGACCCGCCCTTCTTCAAGCGGGACAAGGGGTACGTCCACTACTTCGAGACCTACAAGATCATGAACTCGATCCTCCTGGGCCGCGCCTGGGAGGAGGAGAACCTCAGGCCCGAGGACATCCCGCCGATCCTCGAGCGGCTCTGCAAGGCCTGCAAGCACATCTTCGTCTCGACGAGCTCCAACGAGACCGTCCCCTACGCGCGCGAGCTCGCTCGACACAAGCGCGCGATGAACCGCTACCGCGTGGCCTACACCCAGACGAGCGGCTTCGGTTCGCGCGACGCCCGCCAGCGCGAGCACCTCTACGTCGCCAAGGCGGACGGCGCCGCGCTCGCCAAGCAGGCCGACCCGTTCATGCGCCTGCCCTCGGAGGACGAGCCGCACCGCTACGTGGTCCAGGAGCACTGGCGCGGCAAGTCGGTCCACGCCGACTTCCGCATCGAGAGCGTCGGGAACGATGACCTGATCGGCTGGACGCTGAACGTCCTCATCGCCGGCGCGATCAAGGACTCGGTCGAGACGCTCGCGCAGGCGAAGGCCCTCAAGCCCGCCGAGTACTCGAAGATCGACTGGGAGACGGGCGAGTTCAAGAAGCGTCGCAAGGAGGGCGCGGAGGCGCTCGTCGACGTCGAGATCGTGGCCGAGCGAAAGGCGGTCGAGCCGCACGCCTGGCTCACCGTCGAGGGCGAGGTCAAGCCCGGCGAGGTCGGGGCCACGGCGAACTTCCCCGGCGTCTTCCGCATCGTCGACAAGGGCGCGTGCGACTACGGCGCGCAGAAGCCCTGGTTCCACGAGTACTTCCCGCGGTCCGACCGCGACAAGGGCGGCTTCCGCTACCGGCTCATCTTCCGGCAGCTGCGCGTGGCGGACATCCAGCAGGAGGACCGGGAGAAGGCCCTCGCGCCGGATCTCGTCGCCCGCTATTTGGAGCGCGACGCGGATGTCGCGCGCGAGGACTGGGACGCAGGCTACTGGGAGTTCCTCAAGGCCAAGGCCGTGATCCCGGCGGCCGAGACGAAGTTCCGCGAGGAGGCGGCCTGGCTCCTCATCAAGCCCATCGACCAGACGCCCTACGTGCTCTCCGACCGAGCGGTCGAGGACGGCTGGGTCCCGCCCGCCGGTTTCTCCGCGCTGCCCAGGGCGATCCGGGAGAAGGTCCCGGCCGCCTACCGCTACTGGCAGATGGAGCGCGACACGGAGCGGCGCGAGATGCGCGACGCGCTCGCCGCCGCGCTTGAAGAGGGCGAGGTCGCGCTTCCTGGCTTCGCGAAGGCCGAGGAGTTCGAGAAGCGCAAGCTCGTCCCCTTCAACCAGTGGGGCGGGTCGGCGAAGTACGCCGCGTCGCTTTCGAAGAAGTTGCCCGAGCACAAGCGGTACGTCGAACCCTTCTGCGGAAGCGCGGCGCTCTTCTTCGCCAAGGAACCCGCCGAGGAGTCGGTCCTCTCGGACGCGGACCCCGAGGTGGTCTTCGCGCTCAAGTACATCCAGCGCCTGACGCCGCAGCGGCTCGAGGCCTTGAAGCGCCTGCCGTGGACGGTCTCGCGCGCCGGCTACAAGCGCGCCAAGGAGTGCGAGCCCAAGAGCGACAGCGAGCGGTTCTGGCGGCTCGCCTACGGGCGGCTCTGTGCCTGGGGCGGGCGGCCGCAGATGAGCGGCTACTCCACCATCCACGAGGGGCAGAGCTACGACCTCGAAGAGCTCTGGCGCTTCCACGAGAAGCTCAAGGGCGCGCGGATCGCCTGCAAGGACTGGAAGGAGGCGATCCGCGACTGCGACGGCGCGGGCGCGCTCTTCTTCCTCGACCCGCCCTACGTGGGCGAGTGGGGGACGGACGAGGGCATCCCGCCGGAAGACATCGCCCAGGCAGCCGCCAAGCTCAAGGGCGAGTTCCTCATCGCCTACACGGACTCGGCGCGCGCGCGCCGGGCGTTCGCGCGCGTGGGGCGGCTCTTCAAGATGAAGTTCCTCGAGGCCCGCAACCGCGGCCTCTGGGCCAAGCGCAACCGCCTCTTCGTGGCCTCGTTCGACGTGAAGAAATCGGACGACCTCGAGTGGATCGAGGCGGCCGAGGGCGCGGCGCAATTCGTCCTCCAGTACCACTACTTTCGCAAGCGCGGCGAGAAGCCCGTCCGGTCCGGCCCCACGACCTGGCACTACGACCTTCGGATCGACGCCGGCGAGAAGACGCTCCGCCACTGGGTCCTCGACCAGGACCTGACGCGCGCGGACGAGACGGTCGGCTACTTCAAGCGCGACCCCGACAAGCGCGCGCTCGAGGCCGAGGGCTTCTTCCCACCCGGCTCGTTCATGAACCCGACGAAGGACACGCCTTCGTTCGTCGAGATCGTGGACCAGGGCGAGTGCCGCATCCTGGTCGACCAGCCGGGGCTCCTCAAGGTCACGTTCGAGGGCGAGACGCTCCGGGGCACGTGGCTCCTCGAGCAGAAGAACTCCAACTGGCACGTCCGCCGGGTCGAGGAGGCTCCGCCGGCGGAGAAGCAGAAGGTGCTCGCGTGCTGCCGGTGAACTTCGAGTGCCCGTTCGACATCACCAAGGCCTACGAGGAGGAGGGCCGTTGGATCGTCGAGGGCTACGCCGCGACCTCCGACTTCGACATGCAGGAGGACATCATCACCGAGGAGGCGATCCGCGCCTCGGCGAGGGACCTCCTGGAGAACTCGACGGTCCTCCACAATCACAACCCGGACGAGGCCATCGGCAAGGTGCTCTCGTCCGGCGCGCGGCCGGACGGCCTCTTCCTCAAGATCCTAATCTCGAAGACGCGCCCCGACATCTGGCAGCAGGTCCGCGAGGGCGTGCTCAACAAGTTCAGCGTGCGCGGGAAGATCCTCGAGGCGCGCAAGGAGTGGGTCGACCGGCTCAAGAAGTACGCGCGGCTCATCCTCAAGATGCGTCTCGTCGAGGTCTCCCTGGTGGCCGTCCCCGCCAACCCGAAGGCGCGCGCGATCCGCTGGTACGTCGAGAAGGCGCTCGATGCCTTCGAGACGGCCGGCGGAAGGATCGAATCAACGAAAGGAGATTCGGAAATGAAAGACGACGAGGTGGTCGAGGAGGAACTCTTGGAAGCCACGGGCGAACTGCGGAAAGACGCCCGGCCTTTGAAGGGATTTCCCCTTCCCGAGGTTCTGGAGCAGGAGTGGACCGCCCACGCCGCGAAGGCCGGTCTCGCCGGCAAGGGCGAGGAGGCCGTCGCGGCGGCGTGGGTCGAGTTCTGCAAGGAGCAGCACTACCCCTATCCATATCCCTACCCCTACCCGCGGCCGGGCATGGGCTTCGGGTCGAGCACGGCCGCGATTCTCGAGCTCGTCGACCAGCTGATCGGCGGCGAGAAGGACGAGGAGCGCAAGCGCCTCCTCACGCGCCTGCGCGCGCTCGTCACCGGGTCGAGCTATCCCGCTCCCGCGCGCAAGGAGGACTCCGCCGCGATGCAAGCGGACCCGGGTGTGGAGAAGGCCGGGCGGAAGATCTCCACCGAGCGGCTCGCACGGCTCAAGAAGCTCCTCGAGGAGCTCAAGGGCTTCATCGACGAGGCGGAGGCCCCGCCTGGGGCCGAGAAGAAGGCCACGGATGGCGCGAGTCCTCCGGACAAGCTCGCCGAGATCGAGGGCACGGTGGCGCAGATCGCCAAGACCCTCTGCATCGCACCGGGCAAGGACGGCGAGAAGAAGCCGGCCCTCGCCGAGACGGTGGAGAGCCTGGCCAAGCGCCTCGAGGCCCTGGAAAAGGCCCCGGGCGCGCGGACGTCCCTGGACGGACAGGAGGTCCTCGCCGGCGAGCGGGGCTCCAAGTCGGTCTGGAAGGGGCTCATCTAACCCATGGAAACCGAAAGGAGGCCTCAAGCCATGAACCAGAGCGAACTCTTGCAGAAAGCGCTCGAGACGGCAGACCTCATCGCGGGAGGCGGCGAGCTCAACCCCGAGCAGTCGGAGAAGTTCATCACCTATCTCCACGACCTCTCCGTGATGGCGAAGGACGCGCGCATGATCCCGATGAAGTCCAAGAAGCGGGAGATCAACAAGATCGGCATCGGCCAGCGGGCGAGCGTCCCCGCGGCCGAGGGCGTTGACCCCGGGGTGCGGCAGAAGCCCAGCTTCT